CAGCACAAGTTGGATTTATTTAGCAATAGGATAATGGAATATATACAAACAAATAGCGCTTTATTAAACATTGATGTGGTGTACCACATCGTAAAACCAAAGAAGAAATGAGCCCAGGCGATATAAAGGTATTGGCAATGAATAGTGTAGTTTTTGGATTATCATTAACTGAAATAGATGTATTTTTAAAAATTGTATTACTTTTAGTGTCAATAGGATATACTATCCATAAATGGTATTTAATATATGGAAAGAATAAGTAAGCACATATCATATAAAGAAGCAATAAAATCAAATACTGCTACACGATTATCAATAGAAAATATACCAAATGATTATCAAGTTACTAATATGGTTGGTGTTGCTGTCAATGTTTTCGAACCTCTTAGAGAATATGTAGGCGGACCAATAAAAATAAATAGCTTTTTCAGATGTGAGGAGTTAAATTCCGCTATAGGTGGAAGTTCAAGCTCACAGCATTGCGAGGGTAGAGCTATTGACCTGGATGATACCTTTGGGCACAAAACAAATGCTCAGATGTATCAGTACATAAAAGATAATTTAAGCTTTGACCAACTCATCTGGGAGTTTGGAGATGATAGAAATCCAGACTGGGTTCATGTGAGTTATGTGTCAAAGGAAGAGAATAGAGGTCGTTGTTTGCGAGCTTTAAAAGAAAACGGAAAAACAATTTATAAAAACAATTAATTATGTTTACATTTAGTATTATACTTAACGTTGTGCTTATTTTAGCGCTAGTCTATGTGATATTTGTTCATGTTGGATTTGTAAAAGATGAAGATAAGAATTTTATAGCCGATAGTGTTGAAAAGAAATTTGCAGATATTAAAGAAGATGTTGGTGAATTTAAATCAAGAGTTGGAGAAGAGCTTGGTGATGTTGTAGATGCAGTAAAAGAGGTAGGAAACCAAATTGGTGATTTGCCTGGAGCTGTAACTGGAAAAAATAGAGCAGGTAGAAAGCCTCAAAAATAATGTCAGAAAAGAAACCTTTTAAACAAACGGGGCTTGGTAAAATATTATTAGGCGTACTGCCCTCTGTTGTTAAGGGAGCTTCTAAAGTTCTTCCTGATAGCGGAGTGTTGGGCGTTATAAAAAATTTAATTGATACCGACCCTGATATGTCTGCTGAAGAAAAGGCAGCAGCTCACGACCAGCTTGTTGAGCTTTATCGTCTAGAAGTAGAGGATAGAGATTCGGCTAGAAAAAGAGAAGCTGCTATAGCTTCTACTGGAAGAAGCGATTGGATGATGACCCTAACAGGAATTGTAGGGTTATCTGCGTTTGCTTTTTTAGTATATACAGTGGTTACTACTCAAGTTCCTGAGACCAACAAGGAGATATTCATCCACATGATTGGTATTGTTGAAGGTGTTGCTCTTAGTATTTTTGGATACTACTTTGGGTCAGCAGTTAAAAAAGAAGATAAAAATGGCTAAGCAACCAATAGTTATTTACAAAAAGAAACCAAAGGTCAAAAGGCCTGGGGTGCATTCTAAAAAGAAAACAAGTTTTTTGAAAACTTCTAAAAATTACAGAAAGCCATACCGAGGACAAGGTCGGTAAATATTTGGTATATTTGTAGTTACTAAATTTAATATAATGGACATTAGAAAAATCTCCATAGGTCCTGATTATAAATCAGGCGCTATGCACTACATATTAGGTCAAGAAATTTTAGGGGGAGACCACATTATACATCTTATAAAACAAGACACTCAGACTAGAGAAATTAATGTTTGGATTAAAAGAGAGAATGAAATCTTTTTATGGAAAACATTTAATAACTCTATGCCGATGGCTATAGAATATAACGTTAATTTTTAAAATATGACCAAAGACGACTTACTGAAAGAATTTTATTTATTACAAGAGCAAAAAGAAAAAACAACAGATTGGATGGAATCTTTAGAAATTCAAGATAAAATGCATAATATAGAAATGAAGCTTAACAATGTAAAGCCTACTGACTCTAGTGTTGAATGTGAAGGTTGTGGTTCATGAGGTCTCCTTTTTATTTTATAGTAAAACCTTTAAGCGGTAAGCGTTATAATAACTCTAAAGAAATAGGTGGGATTGATTTTTTAACGAGCACTTCTGAAGAAAACCATTTAGCTTCCAACAGAGAGGCTGTTGTTGTATCTACTCCTTTGAACTATCAAGGAGATATAACGCCTGGAGATATTCTTTTGGTTCATCACAATGTCTTTAAGTTTTACAATGACATGAGAGGCAGACAAAAGAGCGGTAAAAGTTTTTTTATGGATGACCTATTCTTTGTGGATAACGAACAGTTTTATATGTATAACAAAGACAATCAGTGGTATTGTCATGATAGGTATTGTTTTGTAGAGCCTATTCCAACAGTAGAATCTTTTGTATATAAACCAATGTCAGAAGAGCCACTCATGGGAAAGCTTAAATACACAAACGACAAACTAAAAAGCTATGGTTTAAAAGAAGGTGACTTGGTCAGTTTCAAACCAGATAGTGAATATGAATTTAATGTAGATGGACAAAAACTTTATAGAATGTTTGACCATCAAATAACAATTGCTCTATGATTAAATCAGAGGATTTAAAAAGAGAAATAATATTAGCAGGGAGAAAAGCTGTAGAGCAGCTTATCAAAGTGGCTAGAGAAGATATCATTAAGCCTGACCCTGAAGATGAGTTGGCGGCAGACAGATTGAAGAATGCTGCGGCTACTAAGAAGCTGGCTATCTTTGATGCATTTGACATTTTAAGTAAGATAGACCAGGAGGAAGAGAATATAAATATATCTAACGATACGAACGCAAAAGTTGAAACCAAACAAGGATTTGCAGAACGAAGGTCAAGGTAGGCTTTATAGAGTTATAGACGACTACATTCCTAAGGGGGCGCTATCAAATAAGAATAGAGCCAAAACCTGGGAGTATGGTTATAATGAAAAGTATGACTTTGTAAATATATCAAAGACTGGACAGGTAGGGCAGATTATAAACATCTCTGGCTTGTATATTGGTATTCCATTAGCTCCAAAAGATTGTGATGCTCGTTCAAAAAACAAAGAAGAGCAGTATTGGGAAAGACAAGAACTTCCACAACCCTTATCTAAAATACAATCCATATTCCAGTGGAATGAAATGCCATCCGAGTTTAAAAACAGATGGGTGGATTACATTGAGTCTGAGTTTGATAAAAGAGAAGATGGCTATTGGTTTATGAATAATGGCGAGCCGACCTATATTACAGGAGCTCATTATATGTACTTACAATGGTCGAGTATTGACGTAGGATATCCAGACTTTAGAGAGGCGAATAGAATATTCTATTTGTTTTGGGAGGCTTGTAAAGCAGACAATAGAAGCTTTGGAATGATATACTTAAAGATAAGACGTTCAGGGTTTTCTTTTATGGGGTCTTCTGAATGTGTTAATACAGGAACATTAGCTAAAGACTCAAGGGTAGGGATATTGTCAAAGACTGGAGCAGACTCTAAAAAGATGTTTACCGACAAGGTAGTTCCTATATCAACAAGACTTCCTTTCTTCTTTAAACCTATCCAAGATGGTATGGATAAACCAAAAACTGAATTGGCTTTTAGAATACCCGCTTCAAAGATTACTAAAAAAAATATGTACGAGACTGTAGATGATGAGCTTACAGGTCTTGATACCACTATTGACTGGAAGAATACAGATGATAACTCGTATGATGGGGAAAAGCTTTTGCTTCTTGTTCATGACGAGAGTGGTAAATGGGTAAAGCCAAATAATATTCTAAACAACTGGCGAGTAACTAAAACTTGTTTGCGTTTAGGAAGTAAGATAATTGGAAAGTGTTTGATGGGTTCTACTTCAAACGCATTAGACAAAGGGGGGGATAACTTTAAAAAGCTATATGAAGATTCGAATGTAGCTAAACGTAATTCTAACGGACAAACTAAGAGCGGACTTTATAGCTTGTTTATTCCTATGGAATTAAATATGGAAGGCTTTATTGATGTGTATGGCCAACCTGTGCTTAGAAGACCTTCTGAGCGTATCAAAGGTGTTGATGGTCAATGGATTAAAAATGGAGCTATTGATTATTGGGAGGCAGAGGTAGAGTCATTAAAGTCTGATGCGGATGCACTGAATGAATTTTACAGACAATTCCCAAGAAGTGAATCTCATGCTTTTAGAGATGAGAGTAAAGCTTCGCTATTTAACCTTACTAAAATATACCAGCAAATAGACTATAATGATTCGCTTATTTTAGAACATCATCTAACCAGAGGCGGATTCCATTGGGAGAATGGTATTAAGGATTCTAAAGTTATATTCACGCCAGATAATAAGGGAAGGTTTTTAATTAGCTGGGTGCCCTCTAAGAATTTACAAAATAGAAAGGTTGAACGTAATGGACAGCGTTATCCAGCCAACGAGCATATTGGTGCGTTTGGTTGCGACTCTTATGATATATCGGGAACTGTAGGAGGAGGAGGTTCTAACGGAGCGCTTCATGGAATGACAAAGTTTAACATGGAAGAAGCTCCATCAAATGAGTTTTTTCTACAGTATGTGGCTCGCCCACAGACAGCTGAGATATTTTTTGAAGAAGTTTTA